CCGTTAATTACATACGCCGTATCTGGAGTATCTGGCTCAGGTGCAGTTACTACTGCACAGACACGGGTCGTAAAGTTAGTTACGGTAACCGGCGTAGAAGCTACTGGGGCTGTATCTAGTCCTGATAATTATCTCTTATCTAAGACCCCCAACGGTGTTCAAGGTGTTAGTGAGGTTGGTGGGTTTTTTGTTCAGGTTGACGATATTATTGTTCCTGATGCCCTTCCAATTGTTGGTATTGGTGCAGTTGGGGACGCCCAAATGGTTGAAGTCTTTGACCGGACGGTTTATTTGTCTGGTTGGGGCGCGATAAACTGGGGTGGCGGTGGTTGGGGTGATGGATCTATCTCAGCGGCTGGAACAGGCGCAATCGGAGATGTATCGTTTGTCATCAATGACGCTTACCTTGTAACTGGAGTTGAAGGCACAGGTGCTATAGGTACCGTATCCATATTTGTTGGGGACGCGGTTATCCCGGTTGGTGTTGAAGGTACCGGAGCTATTGGTACTGTTTCCATTAGCATAGATGATTCCTTTGTTGTAACTGGGGTAGAAGGAACTGGAGCAGTTGGCGCTGTAACTCCATTAATTAGTGAAACCCCTGTAGGAGCTTTTGGGACTGGAGCCGTTGGTACTGTAGCGGTTCAGTTTAATAAAACAGTTGTAGTTGAAGGGGTCGCAGGCGCAGCAGCCGTAGGAAACGCAGCGTACCCAGTCATTAATCCTGCTGTAGGTGTATCAGCAACCGGTTCGGTTGGTACAGTTGAAATTGAGATAGACGATAGTAAACTTGTTACTGGAGTTGCTGGTACCGGCGCTGTAGGGACAGTGTTTATAGCAGGATGGACGCAGATTAATGATGCCCAGGTAGCAAACTGGGAGGAAATTGACGTAGCAGCTTAAGGAAAAATTATGGCAACTAACTATACAAACCTACTGGGCTTTGCCCTCCCGACTACCGGTGAGCTTTCTGGCACCTGGGGTCAAGTCGTTAACGACAGTATTACAGAGCTGGTAGAGGATTCCATCGCTGGATCTGCTACTGCTAGTGTTACTTCAGGTGATTGGACACTAACAACTACAGGTTCTGGCGCGGCTAACCAAGCTCGTTCTGCAATTCTTATCCCAACTGGAACCCCTGGAACCTCACGAAATATTATTGCCCCGTCTTCTAGTAAAGCCTACATCGTGGATAACCAATCTGACGGTGCTGTAGTTGTTAAAGGCGCGGCGACTACTGGAGCAACAATTGCTGCAGGTGCAAAAGCTGTTGTAGCGTGGAACGGATCTGACTTTGTAGTTATTTCTTCAAGTGCGGTAGACGGTGTTTCAACAATCAGTTTTGGGTCTACTGGTTTGACGCCAAATACATCGACTTCTGGAGCAGTAACTGTATCTGGAACTTTGGCGGTTGGTAGTGGTGGTACCGGTATTACTTCTGGTACCTCTGGCGGTGTGCCTTATTTTTCGGCTTCTAATACTATTGCGTCATCAGCCGCTCTTGATGCGGATCATATAGTTCTTGGTGGGGGCGCTGGTGTAGCCCCATCATCTTCTGGCCTTCTTACTAAGACTGCAGGGTCTTCATCTGGGTTTTACATTAAAGCGGTTGGTTACGCTGATACTGTGGTTGCGCTAGGAAATACCGGTACCGCAATAAATATTGACGTTGTAAGTGGTGGAGTATTTTCAGCAACACTTACCGGTAGTTGTACATTTACACTGCGATATCCTGTAGCTAGTGGGTCTTCGTCGTTTACTTTGATTTTGACTAATGATGGCACTGCGGGGCGAACGGTAGCTTGGTCCGGTGGGTCTTTTGTATTCCCTGGTGGCGCTTCACAGCTTAATAGAACTACCGCTGCTAACGGGGTTGATGTTTGGGTGTTTTTTACACCTAACGGTGGGACTACATGGTATGGAAACATTGCCATGAAGAACATGACTGCTTAACAATACTTTTTATTTAGGAGATTTAAAATGCCTTTAAATTTTGAACAGCAAGCTCAAGTTGAGATGCAAAACGAGATGGAAAATACTCGTCATGCAAACCAGATGGCTCTTCACGCTAAGCAGGCTAAACTTGAGGCTATTCGTTTAGCTCAACAAACGCTGGTTGAAAACCGTCGTAATCAACCAGTCGATGCTCGTGAAGTAACGGCAACAGACGTTGTTGCTTACGCAAACACATTAGTAGCATATATCAACGGCTAATGGAGTCTTTTGCGTACTTTCCAGCAATTGTCTATCGGGATGAACGACCTGATTTAGTACAAAGTGCGTTGCCTACGTGCATACAAGCTTTAGATCAGGTCCGTCAGCCCGGATGGGTTATGGCGCAGTCTAATCACCTCGCGCATGAGCCTGGATTGCGGGAAGTAGCAGACTATATTCTTTTGTCCGCTGTAGATATTTTGCGTGGGCAGGGGTATAGCGTAGATAAGTACGATTTTTATCTTCAGGGGTTATGGGCGCAAGAAGTTGCTATGGGTGGGACAAATGTACATGTCCACAAAAATAGCCAAATTTGTGGTTGGTTTTTCTTGGAAACACCAGAAGGCGGTGCGTACCCTATCTACCATGACACCAGAATAAACAAAGCAATGGTTGAGTTAGACTTTATTCAGGGTGATGAAGTTACTAACGCCACTAATGCAATACACTTTAATAACGTGCAGCCTGGGTCTGTGTTATTTAGTAATTCATGGATGCAGCATCAGCTTTTAGGTGGCCCATCAACCGCCCCAACGCGCTGTATTCATTTCATCGTGTCACACAAGGAGCGTACGTGCAATATATAATGACACCATATGCCGCTAGCATCCCTCCATTTGCTTGGTGGGAAGGGGCCTTTACTGATGAAGAGTTAGACCTATTGCAACGCAAAGCTGCCGAAGCTGAGGCAACTGCCGAAGTTGGTGGTAATGGTAAGGGGACAGCAGTAAATAAAAACATACGTAGATCTCAGGTTAGCTGGATATCAAACAACCCTGATACTGTTTGGGTATTTGAGCGTCTTGCAGATGTAGCGGAAAAACTTAATACGCAGTTTTTCCGTTTCGATTTAACCGGGTTTGGTGAAGTACTGCAGCTAACCAACTACGACCAATCTGAACATGGTATGTATGGATGGCATCAAGACTATAACGCTATGATTAGTCGAAAGTTGTCCTTAGTACTTCAACTTACAGATCCTTCACAATATGAAGGTGGAAATTTGCAAGTTATGACTGGGGGGCAACCCGAGACAGTACGTAAACAGCGTGGGTTAATTGTGGCGTTTCCGTCGTATGTAGTACATCAAGTTACGCCCGTTACACAGGGTAGTCGTCAATCGTTAGTAGCATGGGTATCGGGGCCAGCATTCAGATGAACGCCGAATACAAAGGTTTTGTTGGTGTCTATAAAGATATGTATCCAGAAGGATATTGCCAGCACCTTATTAATCAATTTGAACAGCTACGTAACAGCGGTGCTGGGGCTAATCGTATTCAGTCTGAAGGCGCAAAACGACATGTAAAAAACGATCATCAAATTGAATTAACTTTTAAAGGACATGTTGTAGAGGCGTTTGATAATAAAAAAGCGGTAGACGTATTTTTTGACGGGCTTCAGGCTTGTTATGAAGATTATGTAAGTGTTTTTTCATCACTATCGCATGGAAATATTAGAGCTTCCGCTATGAAAGCTCAGCGTACTGATCCCGGTGGTGGGTACCATATTTGGCATGGCGAACAAGGGAATGGTGATCAAGCGCACCGTGTTCTTGTATATATGCTATATCTAAATACGTTGGAACCTAATGAAGGTGGTGAAACAGAATTTTTGTATCAAAAAGAACGATATCAGCCTGTAGAAAATACAATGCTTTTATGGCCCGCTGCGTACACACATACTCATCGAGGAAATACAGTTCTTGGTGATCGTTCGAAATACATTGTTACAGGGTGGTTTTACTATGACTGAGTTTCAGCAAAACAGTTGTGTTGTGGTGCGTAATTTTGTTGATCCTGTCACCATTAGCACGCTGTCTCGTTACTTAGAAAATAAAGTGCGTCGAAATGGGTTTGTGCAGCGCCCATCAGGGGTAGTAGACGACGATAAACCAAGTTCTTTATTCTATTACGCGGATGAACTTACTGAAGTAATTCTTGCTGATTCGGTGGGCGCGGTAGAAGAAATTACTGGGTTAGCCTTATTTCCAACTTATTCATATGCACGAGTTTATCTAAAAGGGGATGAGTTGACCCCTCATGTGGATCGTCCATCTTGTGAGGTATCCGCCACAGTGCATGTAGCAACTAAAGGTAAGCCTTGGCCCATTTGGATGAAAGTTCCAGGAAAAGACTCTATTAAGATTGAAATGAATCCTGGTGACGCCGTATTTTATAAAGGTTGCGAAGTAACACATTGGCGTGAAAAAATGGTGGATTCTGAAATAAATGTGCAATTTATGATGCACTACGTAGATAAAAATGGGCCTAACGCAGAGTATAAGTGGGACAAACGCCCTAATCTTGGATACGCGACAAGCACAAGGAGTAACTAAAAATGCCAGCCGGAACCCCTAAAGTAGGAATATTTGGTGGTAAAGCCATTGTTCCTGGAGCCACCCTAACTTTTAATACGACTGGAACTTTTTCCGTTCCTGTTGGTGTTACCAAAGTAAACATCACTGGGCGTGGTGGTACTGGTAATCCTGGAAACTCCGGAAACGCAGGTAATGCTGGTACTGGAGGCGCTGGAAGCGTTGGTGGGGAATACTATAGATACGTATGGAGAACAACTAGCTATTGTTATTGCAATACGTCATATGTACCGGTTCCTCCGTACTATGCACTGTGTAATTATGGACCTCGAATAGGTCCCGGTGGAACTGGAGGTGGTGGGGCGCCTGGAAACAGCCCAGGAAATAGCGGAAACCCTGGGTCTGCTGGAAACCCTGGGTCTGCTGGAACTCCTTCTTCGGGGCTTTCATACACATTTCCTGGTGGGAATGCTGGTACTGGTGGTAATGCAGGTGTTGGCGGCACAGCAGGTAACGCGGGGGGTATTGGATCTTCTACCTATATTTATAGTGGAGGTCCTCTATCAGGCCAAGCTAATGGTGGCGGCGCTCGATGCGGTGGAACTGTAGGTGGCGGCGCAGGATCTGCTACTTCTCCAAATGTTCAAGGTGGTGGCGGCGGTGGCGGCGCTGGGGTGTGTAACAACGGTACTTCAGCGGTACTTACTACGACAGGCCAACCTGGAGGAAACCCCGGTGGGGGTAAAGGAGGTAACGCTAGCAACTGTTCTCCTACTGCTTCTGGTGCCCCAGCTACTCAACCTCGTGCCGGTGGAGGTGGCGGTGGCGCTCGTCCATTTAGTCCTCGTGGTGGGGGCGGGGCAGGTGGGGGCGGTCGTGCTGGGGTAGGTAACCCTGGGGGTTCTGGAAACGCTGGTTCGGCTGGAACCCCTGCCACATATAATTGTGTAAGTGTTAGCCCTGGAAGCTCGTATCCAATTGCAGTTGGTTCTGGTGGACAGGTTGTTATTTCATGGAATCCGCAATGACAGACGATCAACTTAAACAACGACTAAAGGAGCTTGAGGAATATAAGCTCCTCCGTGATCGGATGGCTGCGTCTACTAGAGCAGTGTCTATTACAGTAGGTACTTGTTTTGGGGGGACCACTGAGGTTGCCATGCGTGGGGAATCTGGGCAGACACTTTGGTGTGTTATGCAACCAGTCGAAGTAATTGAGTTAATACATCAATTATCCGCAAACATTGGGTGCCACATTGCAGTAAAGCCACGGGAAGATTTTGCAAGTTGGCGTCAGTGGAAAGCAACGGATCACATGATTGCGGGCAATGGGTGGCCCCCCTTTGTTAATGATATGGCTCCACATTCCCAAGTTGGTGCAAATTTACCCCCGCCTGAACAACAGCCGGGATTGAAGTTATCTGACGATAGGAGTACTGAAAATGTTATGGCAATTGAAAAACCTAAAAACCGGCGAAGCATTAAACGAACCGCAAAAGCTGCCTGAAAATTGGGGGCCGATTTTTGGTCTGCAGGGGATTGTTGACCGAATTGGAAACCTTTCTTGGTTAGGAGAACCTTACTTAGATCTAGGTTGGGTAGTAGTTGGCGAAGCCCCGCCTGATCCAGCCCAAGCAACTGCTGCAGATCTAGCTTGGGAACATGCTAAAAAGCTTCTTGCGGAGTCTGACTGGTCTGTTCTCCCAGATGTGCCTATGACTGTTGGCGAGAAGTCCGCGTGGATTGCTTATCGTAAAGCGCTTCGTGAGATCCGTCTTCAGGCAGGGTTCCCAGACAACATCCAGTGGCCTAAAGCTCCTGAGTGAATAAATATTTAATTCGGTTCAATAAATCTCGTGGGCAACCAGGACGGGGTACAGAGGAACATGTCTGGCGAGTCTTTGAAGGTGACCTAGAGTTTTTAGCCCGACATGTGCGGATTGAAGTACCGTCCTGGAGTGAAGCATCTGGACCTGATTGGAACATTGCCTGCTATGGGCGCATGTTGTGGTTTAGTGATACAGACACAGCAGTAATTTTGGGGGACAGTAATGGCTGAGCCAGAAGTTAAAGTAGTTGCAGTAAGTAATATTTACTCAAGGTTAATGCACTTTGTAAACAAAGGTGACATTGAGGTGGGTCATTCACATACTTATGACCATGCAACATTACTTAGCAGTGGGTCTGTTCTTTATGAAGTATTAGATGGCCCAAATGGAAATACTGTAGCGGCTAAAGAGTTTAAAGCGCCTGGGTATATTTTTGTTGAAAAAGAAAAGTATCACCGTATTACAGCGCTTGAAAACAACACAGTTTGTGCGTGTGTACACGCTTTAAGGACTATTGACGAAGAAATTATTGATCCGTCGTTTTTTATCCAACCTTTAGAGCGCCAGCATCGCAACGAAATTTTTGATGCCGTTAAAAAAGGTACTGGTAAACCTATTAGGCAAATCATACACCCCCCTGTTCACGAAGCGGCCTAACCATGGGCTTTTGGGCATTTACTTTTTTAACTCTCCTGATATCTTGTATTGCGTTGTCACTATTTGTATGGAGTTGATAAATGTCCAAGTTGCCGGATCCCATCGACCCCTCGCAGGTCGCCCGTTCCGCTTTAGGTGGGATAAAAGAGGCTATCAAGGTCGGGCGGGAAATCAAAGATACAGCCAAGGAGGTCAATGCCTTCCTGGACGAAGAAGCAAAAGCCAGGGTTGCCTGGAAGAAAAAGCAGCAACAGATCCAGCGCCGAGGTGATTTGGTCTGGATGGAAGCCAAGGATGAGTATCGGATTATCCGAAACCTTCGGGATGCCGAAGAAAAGATGTATCAAGAAGTTGAGCAGGAATACGGTAGGTCGGCAGTAAGTGAAATAAAGGCTCTGATCACCCGGCTACGCCGAGACCATCGGGAGCTGAATGACGAGTACTACCGTAAACAAAAAGAGTCGCGTCGGGAGTGGGGAATCCTTCTGGTGCTGTCTGTGATTATTTATTCAGTACTTAAAATGACAGGAGTTTGGTAATGGCAAGCCCAAAAATTCAATCATTTGCTATTAGTAACGTCTTCTCCAGAATTATGCACTTTGAAAATGCTGGGGATGTCGAAGCAGGCCACACTCATACTTACGACCACGCAACTTTAGTTAGTTCTGGGTCTGTTCGTTATGAGGTTCTTGACGGGTATGACGGTAATGTGATGTACAGCAAAGATTTTATAGCCCCAACAGCGGTGTTTGTTGAAAAAGATAAGTTCCACCGGTTAGTGGCGTTAGAACCAAACACAGTATGCGCATGTATTCATGCGTTACGCACGATTGATGAGACTATTATTCCCCCAAGTTTTTTCATTACGCCAGAAAATGGGAACCCAGACGATAGTCAAATTGTTCCCGCAATTAAGAACCGGCTTGGAATGGATATGAAGCCTTTTCTTGGTGCTGAATGTTTTCCAAGAGCCCAGGAAGAATTAGCACGGCGTCGTGCAGAAGCCTCAGCGGAGGGTTAGTTATGCTGAGCCTCATTTCTACCCTTGGCGGACTGCTTCTTTCCGGTCTGCCTAAACTGTTGGACTATTTTCAGAACAAAGCTGATCAGTCCCACGAACTGCGGATGGCTGAGAAGCAAACCGAGCGGGAACTAGCGCTGGCTGCTCAGGGTTTCATGGCCCAGCAACGGGTTGAAGAGATCCGCACCGATCAGATTGCCATGCAGACAGACGCCCAGATGACTGAGGCCGCGCTAAAGCATGACGAGAAGATCATGGAAAAGGCAAGCCGTTGGGTGGTGAACTATGTTGGTACGGTGCGCCCCACGGTTACTTACTTGTTTATCTTTGAGCTGCTGGCTATCAACGCTGCTATTACTTACTACGTATTTCAGCACCCAGCACTAGTTAATAACATTGACGACCTGGTAAAAGTCACTTCGATAATCTTTTCGGATGATGAGATGGCAATGCTGGGGGGCATAGTGGGCTTCTGGTTCGGCTCCCGTCAGTGGAAGAAATGAATTTAAAACCCGAAGTCCTTAAGATGATTAAGCACCACGAGGGGGTGAGGAACAAACCTTACCTCTGCCCGGCGCACATCTGGACGGTAGGTGTTGGGCACGTGCTATATCAGGAGCAGATTCGGCTCCCCATGATTCGTAAAGAGGGCTACACCGGGCAGATCCGAAAAGAATTCAAGTTGCAAGGGGGTGATAACCGTGTTTGGCAACCGAATGAAATCGACGACCTTTTGGATAAAGATCTTGCGGGTTTTACCAGGGGTGTGGATCGTCTCGTTAATGGCAGGGCTACTGATGGGCAGTTTGGAGCGCTGGTCAGCTTTGCGTTTAATGCTGGGTTAGGCAATTTACAGCGGTCCTCAATCCGTCAGCGCCACCTGCGGGGGGACTATGAAGGGGCTGCAGAAGCCTTTATGATGTGGACTAAAGCCGGAGGACGTGAACTTCCGGGGTTGGTTAAACGGCGCAAAGATGAACGCGCACTCTATTTGAGCTGACCATGGCCTTTATAAAATTACAGTTTCGACCGGGCGTTAACAGGGATCAGACCAACTACACCAACGAGGGCGGTTGGTTTGCCTGTGACAAAATCCGGTTTCGCTCTGGCTACCCCCAAAAACTGGGTGGTTGGCTTGCCGCTACGACTCAAACATTTCTTGGGGTTTGCCGCCAGATGTTTGGCTGGTTTACCAGCTATAACGATGACCTACTAGCCCTCGGAACTAGCAAAAAAGTTTACATTGAGGCCGGTGCAATTTATTACGATATAACCCCCCTGCGAGCTACTTCTGCCGCTGGGGAGACCATTTTTGCTGCAGATACCGTTGCGCCTTTTAGCAGCACGATTACGGTGACAGATAACGGGCATGGTGCAAACCCTGGGGATTTTGTAACTTTTTCTGGCGCGTCTGGGCTTGGCGGCGCGATTACGGCGGGGGTTCTAAATCAGAACTATGAGATCGCTACGGTTATTAACGCCAACGAATACACCATTATTGCTAAAAGCCCGGTAACGGGATTACCCGTAGAGTCAAATGCGTCTGACGTAGGAAATGGTGGTGCTTCTGTTGTAGCCGCCTTTGAAGTGCCCATTGGGTATGACATTACAACCTTCGGATATGGTTGGGGTACTAGCACTTGGGGTACTGAGCCATGGGGCCTAGGCAGTTCAACGCCTGTGTTTTTGCAGCAGCGCGATTGGTGGTTTGACCAGTTCGATAATGACTTAGTGATGAATATCCGCAACGGTGCTATTTATTACTGGCAGCGGGGAACAAACCCAAATGCGGGGGTGCCTTTAGGTACACGAGCTGTAGCCTTATCTTCTTTAGCGGGAGCCAGCGATGTCCCTTCGGAAGCTATGCAGGTCCTTGTATCACAGAACGACAAACATCTTCTGGCCTTTGGTGCTACCCCTTTTGGGGGTGGTGCTTTTGATCCTCTTCTCATTAGATGGGCGAATCAGGACGATCCTACGAACTGGACGCCAACCCCAACCAATTCCGCTGGATTCCTCCGACTCTCAAGGGGGTCGACGATTGTTCGGGCGCTGGCGGTTCGGCAAGAGATCCTAGTCTGGACCCAAAGTCACCTGTACACCCTGCAGTACTTAGGCACCGTAGATGTGTTTGGGGTTCAGGAATATGCCGACAACATCTCAATAATTGCCCCCCGTGCCTGTATTTCAGCCAACAACGTGACCTACTGGATGGGTCAGGATAAGTTCTTCGCCTACTCTGGACGAGTTGAGACGCTGCCCTGCACCCTGCGTAATCATGTGTTCAACAACCTAAACTACAACCAGACTGACCAAATTATTTGCGGCACCAACGAGGGCTACCATGAGATTTGGTGGTTCTACCCCAGTGCTAACTCTGACACCGTGGACAGCTATGTAGTCTTTAACTACATGGAAAACATCTGGTTCTACGGCACCATGGCTCGCACGGCTTGGTTGGATAACCCCCTGCGTACTTACCCGCAGGCTGCTGGCTACGGCGGAATCCTCTATAACCACGAATATGGGGTTGACGATAACGGGTTGCCCATGGAGTCCTACATTCAGTCCTCTGACTTTGACTTGGCTGACGGTGATCAATTTATGCTCAGCCGACGGATTATTCCAGATGTCAACTTTAGCGGATCGACGGCTAATACCCCCGAAGTAACCTTTGCGGTTAGACCTCGTAACTTCCCTGGGTCAACCTATCAGCAAGACGCTTTTGATGGACAACCTGTTGTAGAAAGTTCTGTCAACGTCTACACCGACCAGGTATTCATCCGGGCACGCGCCCGTCAGATGGCGCTAAAAGTAAGTTCAGAGGATCTTGGAGTTACGTGGCAGTTGGGTAGCCCCCGCCTTGATGTCAGACCGGATGGACGTCGCTAATGGCAATGGAACGGTTCCGGGCACCACCACTGCCCGTTCCCCCAAAGGTCTACGACCAGCTCTATATGACGCAGGTCATCCGGGTCTTAGGTCTTTACTTTTCGCAACTTGACTCACAGACCCCTAACCAAGCCAACTCGTATCGGGCGCTGCAGTTTATAGGCGGTAATTTTATTGGCGAGTCAGTTACGGCTGACGATGTGACGGCAAGCACGTTTACCGGTGGGTCGATGGATGCCGAGTATGGGGACTTTACTAACCTCGTAGGAAACCTAATTCGGTCTGGGTCGTTCCAAGGTGGCAACGCAGTCTTCGACAATATGACCGCTGCCCAGGCTAATGCGTCCCTATTTACTGGATCAGGCCGAGAACTTAACTTTCCTCATATTGCTGCCTCTGATAGCACAGACCAGTATGCTGACGCCGACAACGATCCAACCATAGTCAAGTGGGACACAGCAGACGAAGCACGAGGGTTTACCCTTAACATAGATTACACGGCTACTGCCACTTACGACGGCGTCTACAAGATTGACTACAGCCTTCAGTTTGCAAATACCGACAACGAAGCCCGATATATTTACGTTTGGATTCAAATCAATGGCAACGACGTCTCTAAAAGTGCCAGTAAATTTACTATCCCAGCCAGAAAAAGCGCTGGGGTGTATTCGTTCCTTGTAGCTTATTCAAGCATCACATTTCAGTTAAATGCTGGGGATGATATTGGTCTTTGGTGGGCAACTGATAAGGCTTACAACACTACTGGCCCGGTTGATGGGGTGTACATGGAGTATCTGCCAGCTCAGGTTTCTCCGTTTGCCCACCCATCTGCCCCTTCTGCTATCGGTTCCATCACTTATGTTTCCGCCCCCGATCCAGCTAGAACCCGCGTAACCCCGGTTGGCGTAGCCACTAGTGGTGAGGTTGGCACCGTTATTACTGCTGTTGTATCCACTTGACAGATCTAGGATAATCCGCTCATGGCTAAATCCAAACCCCACGGACTCGCGTCAATCAAGCCCAAACGGTATGTGACCGGCGGGGAAATCACAGCTATCTACCAAGATCTGTTTGGTCGTGCCCCAGATCAGGAAGGTCTGGACTATTGGGTTCAGCAGTTAAAAGGTAAAACCGCTGCCGAGGCTTATCAAACTATTGGTAAAGCTGCTACTGGTGCCGACAAAAAAGAAGTCTCTGACGATGAGATCAAAGAGAAAGCCGTCCGCGCTGCCTATCGTGAGCAGCTTGGTCGTGAGGCCGATGCAGGTGGTCTTGAAAACTACATTAGTCAACTAGAGTCTGGCAAAAGTATTGGTGATATTAATCAGTCACTGAACCGCTCCTTAGAAGGCCAGCAGTACGACACCCAGATTCTAACTAGCGGCTATCGTCAAATGTTTGAGCGTAACCCTGAGCAAGAGGGTTTCCAGTATTGGTTTAGTCGGATGCAGTCTGATCCAGCGTTGGCTCAGCGTGCTGTTAATGACTATCTAAAAGGTGGCGCTCAAAACACCGATATTGCCAAAGCAGCACAGGCAATGGCTGAAGGGTACTACACAAACTTTGTGTCTCCCGATCTTGAAGCCGATCCATATGGTGGTCGCGCTCCTACCCAAAGTATTTATGATGTACCGGCTGACGCAGCTAACATCTCTTATATTGATGGCGTCCCTGTTCAGTTTGTAGCTCCGGTAACGCAAGGCACAGTTCGTTCACAGTTTACTACTGGCACTCCCGAGGCTCCTGGATACACGGCTACTGCCGGTGAAAGCATCCTCCAGTCTGGTGCCGTAGCTGCCGCCGCTGCCCGTGCGCTTAATAGCGGGGCTATGTCTGCTGATGAGTTTCGCACTCTCCAGACTGATCTGCGTGCTGCTGGTAACGACACAGGTAAGATATTTGCCGCGCTTAACACACCCAAGGCTCACGTAGTTCTTGATCAACTATATGGATTTCAGCTTGGCGCAGGTAATACGCTGGCTGATGCACAGGCCCGCGCTACGGAGATTCAAGGGGTGCTGGACTCTCTTAACCTACCGTATGCCCCGTCTAATTTTGTTGTTGCCGATCAAGCCAAAGCCATGGGCGTTCCTTACGCTTTTGGTAAAGACGCTTATACCGGCTACAACACTCAGGCTACAACGGCTGACATTATTAATGCACAGAATGCGGAAGCCAAAGCACGCGAGGCAATCAACGCTCTTGAAGGCGCTCTAGTTAAAACTCAGCGTCCTCAGTATGGTGAGGTTACATTTGCACAACAAGCGCCCGCAGGAATCGGTGCATTAAAACCTTTTGAAACTTTTGCTAACCGCGCACTGCTTGGTGGTTCAGCCCCTGGTGCTGCAGTGGTTCCTGGTATGGCTGCGCCGACTCCGTATGAAGGGGTACCGGCAACACCTGCACGCCCAGCTATTAACCTGTCTCCGCAGTATCAAGGCGCTCAAGATGTTGCTGGGCTTATTGCCGCAGCTCAAAACTATGTAGCACCTCGCGCTATGGTGCTGCCTACAAACGTAGCAACTCCATTTACACCAAGTACTACACCAACAACTCCCGGAACTACAGTACCTGGGCCTACTAACCCGGTCATTGTGTCTGGTGGTCGCGCAAACGAGCCGGGTTCTGAGTATGAGGGTAAAGAGGGTGGGTACATTCAGTTAGCCGACGGTGGTATCGCTTCCCTAGCCCGACAGGTTCAGGACAAAGGCCGTGGTAACGACACCATGCTGGTCCACATGACCCCTAATGAGGTTGCTGGGCTTCAGGCGCTTGCTATGCAGATGGGTGGCTCCGGCACTATCAACCCGCAGACTGGCCTTCCTGAGTTTGGTTGGTTAGATAGGACGTTTAAGAGGATCATCAAACCCGTTGCTAAGATTGCGCAGTTTGTACTGCCATTTACCGGTATTGGCGCTATTCCTGCCGCCTTGCTTAGTGGTCTTGCAGGTGGCTTCGCGGGCGGTAAAGGTGGTAAGACATTTGACTTTAAACGCGCTTTGGTTAGCGGTATTACTTCTTATGGTGTTGGTAGTTTGGCTCGTAATCTTTCTGCCGCTGGTGATGCCGCAAGTACCGCTGCCGCTGAGGGTGTAGTCTCAGGCCCAGTATCTTCAGTTACGGAAGGTATGTCTAAAATCCCAGGACCTAGTCTTATTGACGCTGCGGCTCAACCGGGACCTGCTAGCTTTGTTAGTGAACTCCCCGCCGGTTCAAATTTGATGGATTACGTCAAAACTACTGGACAAAACATTAAGAGTACGTTTGAAGGCATCCCTAAATACTTTGGGGGTGATGCTGCTCTAAAAGCTGAAGCTGCAAAAGCTGGATTAGAAAACCCAATTACCGGCAAAATCTTAACACCTGCTACTGCGGGTACTCTTGCTGTTGCTGGCACTACAACCGGTATGGCTATGGATGAGGCTGACAAACTTAAAGCCGAGCAGGATGCAATTATTGCCGCTAAAGAAGACGAAGATGAGCGCCTTAAGCAAGAAGCCTACAGAATTATGTCTACCTACCCGTTTCAGTACGCGGAGGGTGGTCCAGTAACTGATGAGCTTGGATATGACATGGCTGCTGGTGGACTTAAAGAAGGTAGCTTTGTAGTTCCCGCCGACGTTGTTGCGCACCTGGGTAATGGTAGCTCAGACGCTGGTCTTAAAATGTTAGCTAAGAAATACGGTGCTTCACCCATCAAAGGTCCCGGCGACGGTATGAGCGATTCAATCCCAACTACTATTGGTGGTAAGCAACCCGCACGAGTCGCTGATGGGGAGGCTGTAATTCCTGCTGAAGTAGTCCGGAAAGTTGGACCAAACAAACTTTACAAGATGATGGACAAAGTGCGTCAGGCTCGGACCGGCACTACAAAGCAAGGCAAAGAAATTAACCCAATGCGGTACATGCCCGCGTAAGGAACAAACATGGCAGTCCAAACCGTACAAACGACAAGCGAAATCCCAGAGTTTCTAAAGCCATATTACACTGGCACTGCAGCCGTAGGTAAAGAAGGTGAAGCAGGATATAAGCCAGCTACTACGGGTCTGATTGAACGTGCGTATCAGGTCTTTACTCCTGGATATCAAGAGCGCTATGGCTCTGCTCTAGGCGCTGCTGGTCTTGAAGGTGCTGGACGAATTGCCGGACTCTCCCCTTATCAGACACAGGTCGGTACTGAACTAGCTGGTATGACCAGACCGGGGCAGTTTGCTGCTGCGACTCAATACGGTATGGGTGCTGGTGATGTTTACGGTACGTTGTCTGGACTACAAGCTCCCACGGTTGGTATTGGTAGCATTACTGGGCAAGGTGTTCTTGGCGCTTATATGTCGCCATACCAGCAAGCAGTTACTGATATTCAGAAGCAAGCGGCAGTTACCGACGCACAAAAAGCAAACTTAGCGCAAAATCTTGGCGCAGCTCGCCAAGGTACATACGGTGGCGCACGTCAACTTCTTGCTACGACCGAGCGTGAAAAAGCACTGGCAGGTCAGATGGGTCAGATCCAAGCTACAGGTCTACAGAACGCATACCAGCAGGCACTTGCTCAGTTCAATGCCGAGAACCAACTGGGACTACAAGCACAACAGGCTAATCAGAGTGCTGCACTGCAAGCAGCCCAACAGCGTTTAGCCGCAGGCCAAGGTCTCGCTGGTCTTGCCGGAACTATGGGTCAGCTTGGTATCGGTCAGCAGGCTGTTGACCTTGATCGTATTAAGACCATGGGTGCCTATGGCGACCTGCAGCGTGGTGTTCAACAGCAACAACTTGACACTCAGTATCAGGATCTTATGTCTCGTCTAAACTATCCTGAAACTCAGCTTGGTGGCATCTCTAACATCCTGCGTGGTATTCCTACG